AGTTAAATCATTCATTAATCTATATGAAGGATCAGTAGCTAATAGTGCATTATGCTGACCACCTTCCTCAGGTGTCATTTCATCAACTGCATTTGCTTCTCCTAAGAGTAAAGGCAATAATGCTCCGAGTAATGATATTGCAACTCCTATGTACCCTGCTTTTTGACCTCTCACATTTTTAAAAGCATCTTTCATACCTTGTTGTGTAAACATATTTTTAAAGTTAGGCATAAGAGATCCTCTATTTGGAAATGCACCATAACCCCTTTTAGCATTTTGAATAGCACTTATGATTTTTCTTCCACCCACAATACCAGCAGTTGAACCTAATCCACCTGCAATGATTGTGCCAGATTGTGAGATTGATTCTTGATTCTTTGGATCTGATGCATAATCTAAAACACCAAATATTGATTCTAACACCACTAATATTGATGTAACCAAAGGTAATAATGAATTACCTATTTGATCTCCTAACGTCATCATTCTTGGGTACATATCTTTAAAGAATGGCATAACAGTTGAAAGGAAAGCCATTGCAATTGGTCTTAATATAAAACCAAAGAAATCACCAAATGGTCTTAATATGAGTCCAAAAGTCATAGTCATTAACTCTAACATTTTTTGTAACATTGGTGAAACTGAAAGTGCTGCCTTAAACAGTCCTATCAATAAACCTAAACTAACCACACTAATTATAACGCCTGTTGAATGTTTTGCCATGAAATTTCCAACTTTTTCTAATTGTTTTGACATTGCCTGAAGTATTGGATTATCTTCCATAATTTTAAATGCTTTTGTTTCTTTAACATTAGTTAAATCTCTTTCAATGGATCTTAATTTTGATGATAATAATTCTGCATCTTGTTTGCCTTCAGGTGTAAATGATCTAGGAGTGAATAATTGTTTTAATTGTTCGTGGTGTATAGCATCAATAGCTTCTGTTAAAGATGAATGTTGCATACGAGCTCTTGTCATTCCCATAGTAGCTCCAACACCCATACCAGCTACTTGTAAAGGAGTTACTCCACCAAACATCTTTGTAACCCTACCCATAGTTACATCCATTTGCTTAAAACTTTCTCTGAGTTTAATATTACTCTGTACATTATCTCTGTGTTCTTGTTCTAAAAGTCTTTTTCCAAATATTCTTTCTCTGTTAATTTCTTTTGAAATGTTTAATGATTCTATTTTAGTTTTAGATTCTTCTGCTACTATCCATTTTCTTGAGTTCCATTCTTTCTTTGTCATCTCTAATTGATTAGTAGTTTCAACTATTTTTTCACTTAATTTATTCATACTTTGTATTGTTTTCATTTCTGATTCATTGAGTTTGCCAAACGCTTTCATCATTTCGTTAACGTGTTTCTCAATATTCAATAATATTTTTTCAATAGTACCCTGCTTCATACATATAATACTTATAAATGACTATTAAAAGTTTTTCCTTTTACTAGCTTCTCTCATCTCTTCATTTTGCTTCTTAGTTTGTTCTATATGTGTGCCTATTAACTTCTTAAGATATTCAATAGGTTGTGAATCTACTTGTTTTTTATCCCAACCAAACTCTTTGGCACATAGGTAATATGCTAGGTACTTGGTTCTTTCTGATCTTTCAACTTCTGGAAAGTTTCCATCCAGCCCTCTATATATTCGGCTAAAGGGTGGTATTCTAGCACCTCATCTAGTATTTTGTTTGCTATTTTTGAATTAAGCATTTTTATGGCTGTTTCATCACCAATTTTGAATGGTGCTTTTACTAAACACAATGTTAGAAGTTTCATTCTATAAAACGGTAAATTAATTTTTGGTTTTGTCACATCTGATAAATCAACTGAACCACCAAGTAGTGATTCAACTTCACCAAATGTTAAAGAGTCTTTAAACTCAACAAATTCTTCCTTACCATCATATTCGATTTTAATGGTCTTTATAGCCATGTAAAAAAATATGTAATTCTATTTAATAAGGGTTATGCAACTGTGTATGTTACTCTTGCTGCCTGAGCTTTCCATGATAGCTCTTCAAAGACAGGTTCTACTGGTTCTAATCCAGTAACAGTGTGATCACCAAACGATAATCCTTTAAATTCAATCAGTAATGATTTACCATTATCTTCTGTTGAAGTAAATTTTAATTCGGCAGATACACCACTTGTTTGGTTAATACCACCTTTACTATCATAACCTGTACCAATTGCTTGGTTCAAAACGTGTTGTAAGTGATTTCCTTCTTTCCATGAAGTCTTAAATCTACCTGATACGTCTAATACTTTCTTAAATGCATCAGTAGCATAATGAGAACCTATTTTATATAGTAATTCTGAGTTTTGATTGAAATTAACATCTATGGATTGTACTTCACCAATTGTTTGTAACGCACTACCATCTGAAACTTTGAAAACGCCATGTGCAAATGTGTAAGGACTTCCAGCTACTGCAACTGTATCTTGTTCTGTAATACTTCCACTTGATGGGTTTGTTACGGATTCTTCTTTACCAAACACAAGATCACAAGTTCCGTTAACTGTTTCACCTACATTGGCAGTTATACCTAATGTTTGAATAACTCCACCTTTCAACAATCTTTCCATTTTAGTATGTGTACCAGTTCCATAATCTGAACCAGCACCTGTTGTTGATGGTGTTTCTATTGAAATTTTTGCTGCGATAGATTTATCAACTAAATCAACTGAAGCTTTGGTTTCACCTAAATCTGCTGGATATTTTGAACTTGAAGCTGTGCCATAAATTCCTTTGAATATATCATGTGAAGTTTGACTATCAAATGTAAAATTAACCCCCATTCTTGCCTGTTGTTGTCCGTATGCAAAAGCTGTTGGTTCTACTTGTCCTAATAAACCTAAATCAATTCGATTTGTTGTAACACTTAAAGAGTTTACTCTAGTATTTAGACCAAACACTTTGTTGTATGTGGCTCCAGCACCAAATGCTGATTCATACCCATAAAACACCGAAGCGCCTGCGCCTGTATAAACTACCATATTATAAGAGGTGTATTATTCGTATTTAAAGATTATTAGGGATCAGCTTTTCTATAAGATAAGGTAAGTACATAACTATACATATTACGATATTTGTAGTTTTTACTGTAAGAACCGACTACTCTCAAATCAGTATATGCTGTGCCTGTTATATTTTCTTTCACTAATTTAACAACCCTCTTAACTACTTCATTATGTCTTTTAATATCTTGATAAGTTCTCACTTCCAATTCCATGATTTGTTCATGCCAAAATGCAGAACCACCTAATCCGAAATATGTGATATTTTCATTTTTTGGATATAATAATAATTCATCTCTTCTATCATCAATAAAACCAACAGTTCTTTTATCCCATATAGCAGATACTCTAGGTGGTCTTATGTCCGACCATTTGGTTTTAATTAACTCAATTATTTCATCAACTGCATCATATGTTATAATACTCATATATCTTCATCTACCCCACTCTCATATTTATAGTTGACATCATACTTGAATACTTCCCAAGTATCATTTTTACCAAATGATCCTTCTTCAGGTCTTCTATATTTAGTATGTTCATCCCATTGACCATCAGTCATACTTGCTGGTCTTCTTCCAACATACCATATTTTTCGTGCAACTTTATACGCTATTGAATCAACTACACTTTCTTTTATTCTGTATATATTATTATCATTCATTGTAATTGAATCTGATCTTCGTGTCCAATTAGGATCTTTGATTCTATTTGGTGTTTCTCTATCTCTGTAATATTCTTCAATAATATCTTCATTACTAGCTCCAGCCAATTTTACGTTTATAACCCACTGTTTTATTGCATCAATATTTGGTTTAATTGTTTGTGGGTAATATCCTCTTTGTAAATTTTCTGGAAGTGCTGGGATTACTTTTGGTGCTGGGAGTGCTGGATATTCACTTATGTATTCCATCCATCTATCATCAATTTCATCTTCTGGCTGTGTACTTTGTGCAGAAGCAATTAACATACCTATCTCTTTTGGTGAAGCATCATCGGAAAATTGTACATCACTTACATTATCAGGTAAATACCAAATAGGTTCAACCGTTTGTGCATTTTCATACAGTTCCATATTATCTTCTTCTTCTTCTTGTATTCTTTTTCCGTCAACATGAATTTCTATTCTTGCTGCAGTTGTACGAGCTATATCTACAAATTCTTTCACTACTAAACCAGTGAAACCAGCAATACCTTTACGGATTCTATCAAATACCATTATATTCCAACAACAACGACTTCTCTTCTGTTTGCAATACAATTCTCAATATCTTCTTGCCAATATTTTTTTGACTCAGAAGGTGATGTTGTACCACCACTTGGTAGTTCATCCATTCTGAAACTTGTATTCATTATGTCTATCGCTGTCATTTTTATTATGCAATCTTTTATATCATCAGGGATAGTTGTATCTCCAGAGTATTCTTCACCACCATAACGATATGTTACTCTTACTCTGTTTCGTCTTAAAATACTAAATAAGAACCCTCTTAAATGTAATGAACCTCTTTCATATTCAACATCAAACCATTGACCATTTGTAACTATATTTTCCCATGTTGCACTAGCACCTTGCCATATCTCAACCTTATCACCTTGATCATTATCTAAATCTAATATTCTTCTATGTCTTAGGAAAATTGGTGTACCCCAACCAAATGTATAAAGTAAAGGTAATGAGTGAACTTCTCTTGTGATAGTTTTAACACGCCAAGCATGACCTGTTCTTCGTTCAAATTCAGATTCCTTTCTATTGATTATTTTTTCAACTTGTGTCTTATTAGGAGTAGTATTAGCAGTAATGGGGACTCTGAGAAAATCAGATACATCTTCGACTGAACAGTAAGTTGTAGCCATGTAATATATAAACTTAGTATGTATTTAAATTTACTTAAAAACAACAGTCCATTCTGCTGAACCTGTGACATCTGCATATATCCCATCTTCAAATCTTCTGTTAATATCTTGATAATTTCCTTCAATTTCACCAAATATAGTGAATTCTGTTACTCCACTAGAGTCACCATTTTTTAAGATACATTTTGCTCCACTAGAACCTTTTTTGCTACAAAAGACGGCAACGACAACGCCATGACTGGCTTTTATAGCTGTATCTGCATTAAATGATACTACATTATGGTTTAGTTCTACCATGACTATATTCTATAATTAGGAATATATAAGGATTATGAAGAAAAAAAAGTCGGCTATTTTGGACTCTAGTAGCCTATGACTAGAAATTCAAACACTTTATCTGCGATTGAAGTAGAGTTTGCTACCTCTGCAAATACAGCGCCTGCTGAACCACCTACGGAATAGAGTTTAATCTTTTCGTTAGCCTTGTCATATTCTACTTTGTATAGTGAATCTGTAAATTCAGGTATCACTGCTACGAGTGTAGAGATTCTTCCCTCTTTGAGGTCGGCTGACACTCCGTTAGTTGCATAAGCATCAGAACCACCTGCGGTGACTTTGACCTTATAGATTCGCAGTTTTGAAGTTAATGCTGCTTGCCATGAGAGTGTTTTTCTCACGTTAGCTTTTGTCCAGTCGGATGTACTTACTGTAACTGCCATATATTAGTGTATGAACGACCTATATATAAAGTTTTAAAAAAAATAAAAGGATGGTAATTAGACTAGAGTTTAATATCTCTAATTTTACCTTGAGATTTGAAGTGACGACAAACTGTTTCGCCCATTGTTCTGAATACACCTTTCTCAACAAATGCGTTGTTGATGAATGGATATCCAGCAGATCTTCTAGTTGCTTCATAGTATTCTGTTGGAATTGCGATTTGGATTCCGATTCTTGGATAACCATATCCTTCTGCATCTGATGTATCAAGTGCGAATAATCTACCGATCTCTGCTGAGTCGCCAGAGTCACTTGGTGCATCTTTGGATGGAATGAATGGTATTCCGTAAATTGAATCTACGTGAATTCCGACACCTGTTCCCTTGAATGTTTGGATTCCGTTTACATCGATTTGTACTAAGCTTTCACCGTATGGATTTGGAATACGGACAGAAGGCATATATAAACCTTGTATTTCGGAGTAAACCTCATGCGAACCGAGGAATACGTTAGGATCTTTACCTGCTGCAACTCTAATCTTTCGTAAGAAAGTTCTTAGAGTGTCATCAGTTAAGACACCATTAGTACCTATTGTACCTGAAGCTGATTCTACTGTACTATCAAAGTCAGTACCACTATCTCTGTCAATGGTAGCGTTAGCTGCCCATGGATCATATGAACCTGTTGTACTTCCACCTAGAGCATCTTCTTCAGCATCACTTGAAATGATTCTGTCGAGAGTTTCAAAGTCTTTTGTACCTGCCCATGTGCCTGATCCACTTACTGTACCTTCAACATCTGCTAGTAGCATACGGTTTAGGAATTCTTTGTGTTGTACAGCCATGTATAAACGTAGAGAACCAAGTCCTCCCCAAATATCGTCTTTAGAGTGTGTTGCTAACCATTCCATAACCTCAGTTGCACTAAATGGCAATTGAGCTGTCTTTGGTCTAACATCGATCTCTTGTAAAGTTGGCTTTACAGTTTCGGCGATATTTCCACCCTCACTTGTACCACCTAAAGCAGTATTGCCTTGGTTAGTGTTCAGTGTAGGTTTTGCTGTAATAACCCTCCATCCAGATTTATCCCATGGGTATTTTGGCAATATACCGAAAGCGTTAGCTTCGAGGTTTAATTGCGCCCATGCGTAAGCACCAAATATAGCATTGAATGTACCTGCTGTACTTGTTGTTACTGGAGCATCTGCTTTTCTAAGAAGGTTACGGTTATATCCGTAGTATTGTGCTTCTAGCTCATCTATTGTTCGTATTTGTACCATTTTAATATTGACCTACCTCATCTGCTGATGGAGTATAGTATGTACCTTTCAGAATGTTTCGAGCTACGTTTGCTAAGCCCTCATAACCTTCAGCTCTTGCATCTTTCAAGATTGGTGAGTAATCTTCAGAGAAGTTTTTATTCACATCTTGTGCTGCTGATGGTCTTGGAGTTTCAGTTGAAAAGGAATGTTCTGCTTTCTCTTGCATTTTCAATTCACCTTCATCGCCTTCTGGGTGTTTTTCACCGTCAGATGCTTCTTGATCAGAATTAAGACTAGTTTGTCTTGAATTTGATTGGTAATCATCTGGGACTGTGACTTTAGCACCTACGTCTTCTGAGTCAGAAGTTTTTGGTTTTAAAGGCAAGTCGGTTGGCGTTTCGAGTGCTTTTAATCTGTTATCAATACCTTGTAGGGTACTGTCAACTGATTTTTGAGTTTCTGCTAGAGATTGGATTACATCGGTTAATGTGTCCATGTTTTTGTTTACAGTTTCCTCGAAGGATTTTTCAACCTCTTCTTTGGATTCTTCTTTTTCATCTTCAGCTTCTTCAAAAGTTTCTTTTTTGGATTCTTCTTCAGCCATGTTGTTATTAGATCCTTGATTTTTCGAGTTTATATATATTTCGCTACTTTTATATGCATCGTCATCTGCCTTACCTTGACCACCTAATTGGTTATTTCCGTCTTCGGTTTGATACCCTGATTTAGTGAAGAAAAACCTTTCTTCTTCGTTTGATTTTTGTCTATTAGAACTTGCATCTTCATTAACGTTTTGATTATACATACTATGACTAGTACCGTCATTTTCGGCATCTTGTTTGCCTTCAGAGTCTTTTTCACTGTTTTCCTCTTCATTTGTGTCTTTTACTTCAGTTGTTTGAACACCTGTGCCTATGCCTGAATTTTGATTATATGCGTGATCATGACCTAATCCTCTTTGTCCATGTGCGTGCATCTGTTCACCACCAAGACTATATTTGTCAATATAACACCCAAATCCGTCACATTGAATAAGCATTTTACCATCTTCTCTTTCTTTATAATTATCAGTCATTGCCTTGGCAATTGGATTATAATCAGTAATAACTGCTAATGGAACTGCTGGATCTTTACAAACTGCTACCTCATAATGCTCTAAATTCTTTAATTCATATGCTACTGAACCATCTTTCATTACTTTTGGGGTTCTATTTGATTTAGTTGCTCCTCCAAATGATAATCCCTTATACTCACCACTTTTAATTTTAGACCAAATTTCATTGTCTAATTCATAATTTTTATGTATTTTACCTGTTATTTTAATAGCTGGATATTCTTCACCATTACTACCTTTGTAAATTGTTTGTGCATAACTGATACCTTTACCTATGATACGATTAGAATGAGTATCACTAATCGGTGCTCCTCTATCCATCCAAATAGGTAATACTTTGATTAATTCATCAACTACTGTAATTTCACCTTGTTTATCCTTTACTTGAACAGTAAGATATCCCTCAAAGAATCTACTATCACCTTGTATAGGGTGTAGTGATTTGGTCACTAGTCTATTGAAATATAAGTCTTCTTCCACGTATAGATTTAGATTTGTTTGTATATAAAGTTTTTATAAAAAAAGGTGAAATGGTTGGGTTATACACCCAAAACATAGCCATTTACTCTTTCTTTGCTTTTGTAACTGCGAAATCAGCTGCGAAACCAGTGGTTAAACCAATTAAGGCTAAACCAACTTCACCAATGCCCTCAGTTGCGATAGTTTGACCTATTGCTACTGCTGCGAAGGTTGAAATGATTAAAGCACCTGCGAATTTTCTTGCAGAGAAAGATTCATCTGTTCTATGTAAGTAACCTCGTAGTGTGTTTAAACCTGCACCGACTACTGCTGCGCCAACAGTTATTAGTACTGGATCTACCATAATCAAATCCCATTAGACCAATATATATAATTTACTACTCATTTATCGTCTAAAACTTTACCCACTAGGTCTTCCATATCTGAATCTGCTTCTTCATGAAGCCTGTTTGATTGTCTATCTAGTGCTGTTGCTAAAATAATGAGGGCTTTTTGGAGTTGAGTTACTCTATTACACAGATCTTTTTGTGTAAGTGATATTTTTCTAAAATATGCTATAAGAGTTCCACCACTACCAAGTGCTATTGCTATTACTATTTCTGAAAATAAATCATCGATCATTTCGAACATAAATACCTTTTGGATTTGTTCTATTTAAAGATTAGAATGGTCTAAGTTGTTTATTTTCAATCATGGATATTATAACCAACGGTTCATCTGTAACCATGTCCATGAATTCCTCATCCCCATTACTTGTGCCTTCAAATTTTCCACAATTATAACAAACAAAAATTTTATGATCTTCATCATCTGTATAACCATACATTTTATGACCACAGTTACATTCCATTTCAGTCATATTCTTTTTGCTAAGGGTTTATAAATAAGTTTTGCTTTGATAAAACATGGCTACTGCGATATATATCTACGAATCATTAAAAGAATATAATAAAATATACGGTCTTGAGAGAGGTGACGAGATGAGAGAAACAAAGTTAATTGATTTGTATGTTAGAGAAGGTAAATTGTTTGTTGTTACAAACACAAGTTTACATAAATAACAACCTGAATTACAACGTTCAATAGTTCATTTTAGAAACAAATCTTTAGGTGAATGGGGAAATGGTGAAGAAAAACTAGTATTACATGAATCTTTAAAATTCAATCAAAAGAAAAATAAGTTAGAAATATTTCCAAAATTTTTAAGAAGACCACTTTTATCATTACGTGTAGATCGTTTTTATGGTGAAAATACCAAAGATAAAAAAATAGATTATGGACATAGGTTTTATGATTTATTTAGAGATAGAATAAACTTGGTTATGTGTGATAAGAATGAAGTTTGATTTATTTTTAGGTGATGTTGAGGAAAGTTTAGGAAAGATAGAGAATACATTAGAAACTATTCAAAAATTACTAGAATTATTACTAACACCACCTGATTTGAAAGAATATGAGAAATGGAAGTTAGAAAAACGTAAAGGTTTAGATTAAACAGGTATTGAAAAACCAATTAGTAAACCAAAACCAACCACCTTCATTACAAATCAAAATTTTGCACCACAACCATTACAGGTAGAAAACCCCTTTGATTGACCATCATTTTTACCCCAAGTCCATTTCCAACCCTTAGTAGCTTTACATTTAGGGCATGATTCTATGTAACTCATCTCTTATTACCTAAACCTTGACTCATAATTATTTGCCAATCTTTACCATGTCTTTTCTTCATTTTTTGCCAAAATGGATCTGCTCCATACATTCCACCTTTTTTGTTGAAATCTTTTAGATTATTTGCAATTCTACGGTGACAAGTCTTACAAAATCTTGCATTAATCTGTTCTACGTGAAATTTATACTTATTACAAAAGAAACAATATCCATAGTAATTATCCTTTATTTTAGCTAATAATGGTTCTCTACCACGCTTTCCAGCACAGTCACCACAAATATCAACTATTGTTGCTGCACTTGCATCACGTTTAAAACAGTTTATACAAACAGCTTCTTTGTAATGATCTACCCTTGTAAACTCATCTGACTGATGTTTTTCCCAAAGTTTTTTTGTTAAATCATTAGCATCAGCATTTGTATCTAACTTTGTTGCCATACTAGTTCTCTGATAACTTGATCCTTTTTAATGTTTCTTCAAGTATGATTTTAATATTATTACATGAATAATTTGTCAATCCATGTGTTCTACATTCTTTTCGTATTTCATCTAAGCATTTGTCTATTTCACCAAATTCTGCTTTGTAAACATTAACTGTACCACTACTTAATTTTATTTTCTTTGCTTTTACGACACGTTCTACTTGTTCTTTATGTATTTGTTCTGCTTCCTCTTTTTTTACCCAAGGACTGAATTGTGTCCCAGAATCAACTCCTTTTGTAGTTTTATTTACTTTCTTCTTCATCTTCCCATCCCTTCATACCTTCAAATTCATTCTTAACAATATCTCTTGCCTGTCTAACTGTCATACCACCAAATCTTCTTAATTCATCAACTGTCTTTGTTTTAGTCCAGCCAAAGTCAACTGAAGTTTGTAATGTTTTCTTGACTACTTCAAAGTTACTTGGTGTTATGCCGTCAACATAGTTCTTTTTACTCATTGTAGTACCTGTACCACTTGCTGGTGAACCACCCATAGTTCCACCAACATCACTTGGTCTTGAATTCTTTGGTTCTCCACCAAAGCTTTGTTTATTCTCTTCTTGCTGTCCCATTGCATTACCTCTACCATTTGCTCCACTATTACCCATTAAACTCATACCCATTGCCAATGTTTCGGCTGTCATAGCACTATCTTTACTTACTTTAAACTCACCTGTATGTGTTCTTGTTACCTCAAATCCCATTTGTTGTAACATAGCCATATTCTGTATTTCTACACCATCTGTTTGTAAATCTCTAAGTTTATCTGTTTCTTCACCAGCTTTCAATGCAATCTTCCAATCGTCAATTCCTTGGGCTAATGCGATTTTACTGAAAAATGATTTTTCAAGTATGTCTTGTCCCCACTTTACTGCTCTATTAGTAATGGTTACTTGAAGTCCTTCTTGTGACCAACCACTTGGGGTTTCACCAAAGTAGAATGGTAATACACCAAATACTGCTCCAATAATCATTCTTAATTCTCTTCTAATCTCAATAAATTCTAATTCTTTCAATGAACCTGTAAAGTCCATCCACTGTGCCATGTTACCATTACCCTTGTCACTTTCTACCATAAGTGGGTGTATCATGTATGGATCTTCTGCTGCTTTTTGACTTAATACATCCCAAGACTTTCTAAATGTTTCATAGTTACGTGAAGCAACAACAAGTAAACCTCTTGGTGGTCGCATTTTATCAAAGTATTTTCTAATATATTCATCCATATGTGATAATGACATAGCCTTTGACCATATAGAATAGATAGGGGAAAATCCATAAATTAACGATGGTTTGTATTTACCAGCCTTCCAAATAACTTCACCTTCACCATAAACAACACGTTTTGGCTGTGGAATACCTATTGAATATACAGAGTTAACTTCCATTACGGCTTTTAAAGCTTGAGCACCACATCTATCACAAACAGGTTCGGTTAAACGTTTATCTCTGTGTTCGAAACGTGGGCAAACAAAAATCTTATTTCTTTTATCGTCATAACCTATACGACCATCACTATCAGCTATCATCGCCACCTGTGGTGGATCGAGTCTAAGGTACTCTTTTATAACAGAACGTTCATGGTCTATTTTACCTGTACGTTCATCTATGTAATAATTCTTTAAGCAAAGTAAGTATGCGTTATCAGCTATCTCTAAATCACGTTCTAATTGTCTTGAAACATCTTCCAATGTTTGCATATTTCCATTAACAGGGTTTGCTAACATATCTTCCAATATCTTACGGTTTTCAGGTATAGGTCGTCTTAAATCGGTAGAACCACAAGTATCACATTGTATTTGATCTAGATCTAACTTAGGTTCATTAGCCTTTTTACGTGGTTGTGCTGATTCTGGATCATTGTTAGTTTCAAATGGTTGATCATCAGGCAAGTCACTAGCTAATGGTTTATACTGAAATTCCTTCTTACAGTTATTACATTGGTACTTCCATCTTTCAGTTACCTCAAAACCATTCTTAAACATCTCTCTGTTTAAGGTTTCAATTGGTATTCTAAGTGCATCAATGTTATCTGCTAACTCATAAATCATTATGAGAGGGAATGGAAAAATTGGTAATTTAGCACCTGTATCGGTACTCATGTAAGGTTGTGCTATTGAAGGTCTAGTTGTGGTTTCTGTAAAACCTTTATCAGTTAATCTAAACACACCACGAATTTTATCTACAAAACCCATGTTTCTTTCTCTCGGTATCTATATATAAACTTTGTCCAAAAATGTCAAGAAATCGTCACTATCCACCATGTTGTTTGCATTGTCTATTTCGTCTTTCTACGCATAAACAATCATGTGTATGTGGGGTTTGACCACCTTCATGTGAATGAGTAACTCCATTCTCATGTGTATGTTCATTTGGATCTATTTCGTATTCAGGTTCATTTTTTGTTAGTAATCCCATAAATAATAATAATAGGTGTTTTAATATAAAGATTGTTGCCTAGTGGTGTGAGTTTGCATAACATTTCACCTTGAACAATGTGTTCAAATAGTCTTAGACTATGACAGGGAAATGAAGGACTACCGTAACGAAGTAGCTAGGCAATCCTTATTAAACTATTATTTAAAGCTAATTCATGGTGGAGTTAGAACCTGAGGATTATTCAGAGATACTTAATTGGTTTACACACAAGTACGGTATGGAAAAAGATACAAATCAAATATCGGATAAAGCAGTACGTGTTTTTTGGAAATTAACGTTTCTTGCCGAAGACAAACTTAAAGAACTTAAAGACGAACTTGATTCAAAAGACGAGAAGGACTAACGCCGAAGGCGTTTTTTTTGTAGGGGTAGGTTTATATATATCTTCCACGTAGATAAGTCGATTATGAAACAATGTGAACTTTGTGATAAAACGGAGCACGTTAGAAAGGTCTTTCGACCAACAATTGGTCTTTTCTTCATTTGTGAGTTATGTTTACCACAAATTTTCGATCAGGGAAAATTCATGCTTTTGGATTATCCTAATGGGGATCTAATCAATTATAACGCAGAAGAAGTAAGCAGGTGGTTCTATTCACAATGAAATTCCAATGTGAAGTTTGTTGGAGGCAGTTTGACCAACACACTGTAACCAAATTCAATGGGGCTCCAATATGCGACAAATGTGGAGCGAAAAGACTAAAGTACGCATTTGGGAGAAAGTAATGAAGGTAACAGTAAAAAGAACATATATAAAAGACGATTGCTTAGTAAGGAGTGTGGTTACATATGACTTGTGATGTATGTACTGAAAAGCATGAGGAAGAACCTGTTGACTGTAAATGTGCGTGTCATGGGAAACCTAAATTAAAGACCATGAGGGACTTTGAAATGTATCAAATGTTTGGGAGCCCAGATTGACAGAACGTAGAGATGGAAGTAGAAAGTACGGTAATATGGGAATATCATATCGTGTATTAAGTGAAGCTAGTGGTTGTTCTCAATATAAGATAATGGCATATGTAAGATTATTAGAACCAATAGTGGAGGAAATGGATTGATATTTACAAAGTGGATATGGATTATCCCCCTTTTTATATTCTTTATAACGATGATATATGGTACGTTTTTCTATGAAACACCGATCATAAAGAACACAACTGAAGACTGTGTACAACACTTTACAGCTTCAACGAGGATATGTCCATGATGTATAGTGACGAAAAGACTTATAAGCAACATTATTTAGAATGGAAGAAAGTTCTACCTAAGATTGGTACTAGTAAAGCCACCGATTTGTTTAGGCGTAAAATTATAGAACAACTTATAAATGACTATGAGGTTATGAATAAGTAATGAACGTACATAGACCATGTAACCACCCTAATTTCTTCTTTAAGGAATTCAAGTTCTATTGTAGAACCTGTGGTAAACGTGTTGATGATTTAAATGATTAGTATATTAGAGTTACAACAACAAGTATGGGTAGATACACCTAAGGGTAGAGGTAGATTATATCTAGTCACCGAATATGGTAGTGAGATAGAGAAAGTTTTCACCGTTATATTGGATAATGGTGAGATATGGGAATTCACGAATGAGTATATAAAGGCTACTAATAATTTTACATTTTCGAGGAAAGTGAAATGATCGGTAATAAACAACTCGAAAAGGTTATGTGTATTGCCTGTAACGATCACCTAGGTGAACACTCAAAAAGACAGCTTATTAGGTGTCTATTTAGAGTACAGGGTACACTTGTTAGTAACGGTATAGAGAACCACGAATTAACCGATAAATAACCTACGCCTTATATATATGTGGTAAAATTCAAAAAATCAGATTTTCGCCATACGCACTAGGCGTAACATTCTATAAAAATAAAAGTGCGTGGAAAAGTTCCACATTTTCATTCGTTAGCTTAAGCTAATTACTAGTTCTTTGGTGAGATAACAAGACCGAATCTGAATCTATTCTCAATATTGACCGTATCTTGACTCTTTGTGAGTAACTCGCCTAGTGCCTCTGAATCTACCGAATCAGGGTAAGGTTTGCCGTCTTTATCGTTCTTAGAACTTGATTTGGTGAGGTGTAGGGCGATATATTCTGCAACGATTTTGAAGTGTGGAGCGACTTGTTTCCACTGTGTTTCGTCGAGTGCCTTTAACTTTGCCTCTAACTCTTGTCGTTCTGTTTCGAGTGTCATTACTAACCCCGACAAGTCCTTGTCAGATCAACTGATTAGGCACGAAAAGATCGCAACTAGGCACGAACAGCGATCATTCAGGCACGAACGTTTGATCGATACTGTCATATCCTTAAGTCCCAATCGCTTTATATAGTTCAACTCATTTTGCGATCTACTCTGTTTTTGTTCTAAGTGCCAAACGCCTTATATAGTTCAAGTGCGATCTAGATCGACCGAACGCCTTATATAGTTCAGCGTTTCCCTAGATCGCCTATATATAAGCCACGCCTAAAAATAAAAAAAAATTAATGAGAAGGTATATATACGTATGGCGC